GAAGTAATCGTTGTAAGCTCCTGATATCTAATCCCGTGCAGTTTATCTTGTAACCCTTTGAATGGATAGTCATGGTCAGCTGGTGGTAATGGTGTAGTGACTAAAGTTTGTAACGTTTTGCCTTCAATAATACCATCAGGTCTGTACGGTTTAGAGTCCCATATAGCCTTTCGTATCGCTTCAGCATCGTTAGCTTGTAACGCCTCTGAGGGGTCATTATACCCTTCAAGCCTAGCGATCTTAACCTTGCCAGGTGGAAGGATGCTAGCCGCTTCCTCCGCCGCCTTGCGACCTGGCTCATCGGAATCGAAAAAGAGTACGATTTCTTCATAGCCCTGTAGTAATGGGATTTGTTTCTGTACATCTTTCTTTGCCGAAGCAGCCCCGTGGGGCAAGGAGACATGAGGCCATCCAGCCATCGCTTCATAGCCGCTAGCAGCATCTAATTCACCCTCATAAATAACGATCCGTTTACCAGTACTAGGAAATAAATGCTGAGCAAAGAGAGTATCAGTACTTTCGCCTTCATACTTAAAAATTTTCTTTTTGTTTTTTGTCTTGACACCCTTTAAAACCCCATCACTTGTGAAATAGGGGAACCGTAGGGTATCTCCATCCCTGTAAATCTTATAAAATTGATTTGTTTTTTCAGAGATATTACGTTTCTGCAGCCGTTCGGCTGATCCCGTAAGTTGAACGGTCTTAGTCATGTGTGGATTGTGAACAACCTCGTTTGTAGCTGGTGTTCGGTTATGACACACGAAACACCATGTGTGTCCATCTGAATACAAACTAAGTGCATCAGATGAACCACAATTGGGGCACGGCTCATGCCGTACGAATTCGCTGGTCATGTCAACCAATCGATGGGTATTGTATGGAACGCACACCAAGGTATGTTTAATTTTTCACACCATTTGGCGTACGTTGTTTTTGAATGTTTTGAAATCTTGTTAAATGGTGCTTGAAACACCATCCTTAGATCTAAGTCTGGGTTATCTCTTTTGACCGCCTTGATTTTGCGGCGATCTTCGGGTGACCAGTACCCTTTCGTCTCCAGATAAACATTATTGGGTAAGATAAAATCAGGACAATAATGATGCTGTATGACGTAAGGTACCGTATGAGATTCATATTCATAATTGACTCCTAGTTCTTCTAAAAGACTAGCAACCTTTTCCTCTAACTTAGACCTATATTTAGAAGTCTTCTTCTTCTTCGGCATTTACAGCAGGTGTAGGTGTGACGTTAGGGTCAGCTGTTTTAAAACCTGATGTTTTACCGAATAGTTCAGCTACTTCATTTGCATCCATGTCCCCAGTATCAACACCTGCCTCACCTTTTATTGAGACAACCTGAACACCAACCAACTTAAGAGAACTACCATAGGTAACCCCATCCCGTAGAATGTAGGGCTTTTGATAGTAACCAAGTTTGACAGTCGATCCAGCGTATAATGGAGTTTTTGCATCTGTGACTTGTGTGCCTTCTGTATCTACAACAGGCGGACGGTTCTCTTCATTCCAAGAGAATTTTATTTTATATTTACCCTCTGAGACTTCTTCCCACGGCTCGGGCTTGAGTGTGGATCTCTTAGGGTTCTTGAGTTTTGACTCTGCCCACTTAAGGACATCAGCTCTCTCAGTTTCTAGCTTGTCAACAGTATCACTGTCAACTATAGCCGATAAGGAATAACCGAACTTACTAGGTGATAGTACAGCTTGGAATCCTTCTAGTGTTACAGGTTTAGCGGTTGTATGTATAGTTCTAGCCATTGTCGGTTGCCTCCTCTGCAGGTGACAATTCCTTAGCTAAAGTTTGACGATACTCTCTTAATTCAGCGAGCTTGTCATCTACTGCTTTGAGTCTCTTCATCTTTGCTTCTCTTTCAGCAGCTTGTAATCTCTCTTCAGAGACTACTACTATTGTAGGAGGTGCAAAAAAGCTATCAAATAATGAATACATTAACAGAAAAAATAGGTTGAGTCAATCACTGTTGACGGTTCAAGGTCACCAATGATCGGTGGTTTAGTTTTCGCTCCGATTTGTTGAGCAAAATCATTTAAGTAATCATGTTCAGCGAATAGGTGCATGTATGTTTCCCTGACTATAACATCAAGTACAGACATATCAGTAGCACGACATAAAACACTGTCATGAATTAAAGCGATAGGATTATCAAATCTAGTAGCTGCTATGTGTAAGAGACTAGCATCTAATGAATGTATGAGATTCGGAGCGGTTGCGTTCTTATGATGCATAAGGTCAACTTCATCTGTCTCTCCTACTGCAGCCCATACCTTACATTTACCAAGTAATTGCAAGTGTATATAAGTACAGTCGGGTTTCATTAAACGTTGGGTAACCCTGAATCCTGATGGTGTAACCCATGTTAACTCAGTCTGACCCTCTTCTCTAATAGCTCTAGCTACCTCGTCTTCTATCCATTTCATAACTGACATAGGTCCAGGAACGACCTTGCTCATAGCATCCCTAACTGCTTTAACAGTTACGGTTAGTTCATCCTTGTCTATGTCAATACCCTTCTCTTTTAAAGCCTCTCGAATGTACGAACGGTTTGAGAATGGTTTTGCATTATAGGGTATAGTCATGACGGTTCTTTTGACACACTTCCTATCCCACACATTATGTAACATTTGGGGGATGTGTGGCTTAGATGTCTCAGCTACAACCTTATAAGCGTCTTGTGGTCTGTCAGAAGGTAGCACATTGACGAGTTGTGCAGTCCTCTTGTCCATCGCCAAACCAGCGAGAATCTGGAGACCACTACATGTAGCGTCTATGGCCACAGGTAGTCCAGTTGTACGGCGGGATTGTGAAATAACACATGAATAATATTCGTCACATGAAGCTAGGAATTGCCAAGGCTCTTCAGCCTTCTCCCAATCTCCTATATTATCTATAGGATTTAATGCTACACGTGATATAAGAGCATGGTTATTATTAGTCCACTGTCTTCTTTCTTCTCTTGTAGATTTATCTAATCCATAAGTAGTAGCTACTTGGAAAGATAACCAATCCTCAGCTTGTGGTGTAACTGCTGATTCTTCAGCAAATCTAATCAAACTTTTTCCAAAGTCTGAATCTTGAGGCGTTAGAAAGGAGGGAATAGGATATGTTCTACCTCTATAGTCAAATGACCACGGTATATAGAATACGTCCTTATCTTTAAACTCAGCAACAGCATTCATAGTCATTCTAGTACGACATGACCGCCTAAACTCCTGATGTCTTCTATCATAAGTTTCAGCAGCTAGTCTTCTATAAGCTTGCTTTGCTTCCTTGTTACTATCTATATCTAAAGGTTTATTAGGTAGATGGTGTTCGATAATTGGTCTGAACTTACCAACCGCTATTCCTCTTTCATCTAGAGTCTCTGCGACTCGCACGACAAAGGAATTTAACCTATATCCAACCTTCTGAATCTTATTCAAAAAGTCTAGAGGTTTCTTTCCCTGTATAGATAGAGGCGGTCCCCTTCTAACCATGTCATGACACTTAGTTAGAGCATTTAGGTAATAACCTCCAGCTTCTGTATTGCTCCAATCTCTTGGTTCAATAAGCATAGGCCAAGTTAATGGACTAAATAACTCTGCGATCTTAATGATTTCGTCCTTGTTCTCTATGAAAGCTGGTGTACATACAATGTAAGTCTCTTTCTTCCTACGTTGTATAGTTTGTCTAGCAAACCAACCACTAACTTCACATATAATATCAAGAAACCAACCTCCGACCTTGATGTGTGTCTTATTGCCCCAATTATTCCACTTATCTATGTCATATCTATTGATAGTAGTTTGGATAGATGTAAGTTTTTGTTGAGTACCTTTAGAATCATGCCAATAACTCTTCTTTAATGCAGCTAATAGACCTGGACATGTAGTCTCATAGTGTCTCATCTGACATTCAGCTTCAATTGATGAGCCGATAGCCTCACACACTTTAGTAACTGTATTATCATTACGTTTAGATGAGAATACTTTATCAAATGTACGCTTACATGCTATCGCAGAAGAGGATTGTGGATCTAACTTCATTATATAGTTAAGTAATAACTCTCTCTGATAACCACTAGCGGTCTTCAAAGCCTTGTCAAACTTAACTTGTATACGTTCTATCACTAAGGGTAATAACGTGTCAATAGAACAGCGTCCATATTTAGTAGCAGATGCATACGCTTGATCCTCTAACTTACGTGTCTCCTTCCTTAGCTTAGTTAAACCTCCTGTAATTTGTTTACGCTCTAGTTTAACTTGTTCATCAATCTGAAATGGTGTGGGCATAGGTGTCTATTTCATCATCAATTTGTTCAGTGAGTAATTGTTTAATCTCATCATAATGAGGATGATCAGGAGATAATAAGTCTAATGCTTGCTTCTGATAGTTATAAATGTCATCCATAGTCCTCGTCATCATAGTCATAGTCTTCCTCCTCTGGGATGTTAGGTGTTAAAAAGTGTACCTCATCATGGTCAGCAATAGAGAATTCACTATTACCTCCCTCCATGAGTTTCATTAGTTTTTTCTTAGCGGAAGCTGTATTCTTATAAACATACTCAGTAACTCTACCAGTTTCAAGGTCGGATTGCCGTATAATGCATGATACAGAAGATGGTAATTCCCAACCTCCGATCTTCCAGTCCATGAAATCATCAAAAGTTAAAGGCATGTTGTTAGGTAAACGAAACGCTTCTGCTGGTGTGTTCTTCATTGCTTCCCAGTTGTTAGGGAAGTAGGGCTTTTTCTTAGTCATAATTAGGAATGTAGGATTGTTCATCAATTTGAATGACATTGGCAACGTAATCATCAAACCACTTAGACTCTTCTTCAGCTACATAAGCTGCTTCCATGTCATCAGTTGCTTTGAATACGAAGTCTCTACCAGTTTCTAATTGACATAGATAGTAATTCATGGTTGCGTCCCTGCAGAAGGATTGTGAACATCAATAGTTTCAAGTGCGTGGTAGATCTTGTTAATAAATGGTTGCATCCATTCATCTTCCCATAATACTACATCATGAGGAAGTTTCATACCACGATACATTCTACTTGATAATAAATTATTCTTTATATATTTCAATTCCTTCTTATTTAAATCAACGTCCATAACCTCCTGTGTTTTTCAAGAAAATAAAAATGAGCGTGCTGATGCACACCCATACGATTAGAGTTTCCATTAGATTGTTTCTCCTTTAATATCCCAGTCAAAATAGTCTAAATCGTAACCAGATCTACAAACAGCTTCAGCTATTGTATTGTTTACGATTTCCTTTTCTTCTGGGTTTAATAAGGAAATAATTTCTATTGATTCAGTCATGATTTCTCCTGAGCTTCTGTTAACTCATCATACTTAGCTGCTTTCTCCTTTAGTTCAGCTTGTTCTTTTTGATACTTTCTTCCATTAACTAACTGTTCATTATACTGTTCAGCACAATGTTCAGCAGTTTGTAGATGAAAGCATTCAATACGATACTCTGAACCACAGTGAGAGTACATAGCTTTTAGTCTATACGACACTGCGTCCATGTCCTCGAATACTCCGATACATGTTGGTGAACCGTCATACTCATCTATTGATGTAATAGTCCAGTATTCAGGTGAATCTTTGTGAGTCATAATAAGAAATAGTAAGGTGAATTGGATTGTGAAGTTAACTACAAAGGAACAACTAAGTTATCAATAACTTCTTGATCTACTTCAGTTATATTAACCTCTGAGAGATTACTGAAGTTAAGATACTTATTGATATGTCTTGTTGTGGTTGAAGAATACCACTTATTAGTCCTAACATAACCTAAGTCTGGTGAATAACCAGCAACTGGT